TCACCTATTGACTCACGTGCGTCTTCTGGCAATTTTTCGAAAAGTTTGCTCAGGTGGTGACCTTGTCCCCCTGGTGCGATTTTTAGAGTGTCGTCACGGCCAATCGATAACGCTACCCCGCCTGGTTGCGCTTCTTCCTCGTCGAGTATGTAAGTCATTGTTGCGTTGATTGATTTGAGAAATATTTCTGTCGCTAGGCAAATATTAATCATGCCCGGCACAAATAAATTGCTTTGGCCAGACTCGATCAAATGTCTTCCGGCCTCGCCGAATGCCAGCCCTTGATAGTAGATGGCGCCCATGCAGTGGTAGGTAATAACTCGTTTGTATGTCGACTTCACTAGCGAATCCATTTGTTAGTTTGTTGAATTTTGATTATGCCTCAATCGTGTGACACTTGGTTTTTCAGTTAACCAATCTCATAGAAACGCATGTTATGGCGTGCCTTTTTCTGGAGTAACTATGGATCCGACCGACCTCGGCCCGGGCACAGCTACCTGGCTGGGCGGTACCGGAACCGTGCTGCTGGCCGCCTTCCTTTGGCTGCGTAAATTTCTCTCAAAGGATGCTGCTGACAGGGCGATGGATAACGCCGACATTTTCACGCTTCGCCGGCTGAATGAGTTGCTGGACTCCGAGCGTGTTGCGCGAAAGGAAGCCGAAGCCCGCGCTGACCAGTTCGCCAAAGAGCGCAACGAGCTTGCCGCAGCAGTTGGGCGGATGGAGGGGAAGATCGAAGCTCTTACCAGCCAAGTCGCACAACTCACCGCCACGGTTACCTCGCAGAGCGAAGAGATCGCCCGCCTGCGTACCAAGCTGGGAGGCATCAACTGATGGACAGATGCGCTGTGGAATTCATTGCTCGCCGCTGGTGGCGTCGGGCAGAGGTATGGGTGATCGCAGCGCTGCTGCTGGCCGGCGGCCTGATCCTCGGCTACCAAGCCGGAGTGTGGTCAGCCAGCAGTGACCAGACGAAGCAGCTCGCCGAAGTTCGCGCAGCCTACGATGCAGCGCTGGGCAGCCGCGACATTCGCCTCAATAGCCTCGCCGAGAAGACGCAGGATGCAGCGGTGAAAGTGCAGGAGGCTTCGAACTCGGCAGTTCACGCCGCCGATACCGCGAGCAAGGCGGCGGAGAAGGTCAACGAAGCCGTCGAAAGGCAGGCACCGTGAGCGCCTTGCTGAAGCTGGTCCCTGCATGGTTGTGGGCGGGACTGGCAGCGCTCGCAGCCGTCGGTTACCTATCGCTTCGGCTGGATAGTGTAAAGGGCGATCGAGCAGCCATCACCGCCGAGCGCGACACCGCGACCGCCCGAGTGGATTCGCTGACCAACACGCTCCGCCTTCAGCGAGAGATCACCAATGACATCAATCGAGTCTCCGACGATGCGAAAGCCAAGACTGAGCAGTTTCGGCTGCCGTTGTTGTTGCTGATAACCGGGCTCGCAGCCTGCAGCAGCAAATCACGGACCTCCTCGCCAAGCGAAAGTCGTGTGCTGCCGAGGTTGCCAGCGGAAGCCAGGCAAGAGCCGACCTTGCCGTTCTGCTCGCCGACCTGCGTAGAAGCGCTGACGAAGAAGCGGGAAGACTGGCAGAAGCGCTCGACCGAAGCCGAATAGCCGGTTTTGCGTGTGAGGCTGCATACGCCGCCGCACAGAAGAGCAAGTAGGTCGCGACACATTTCGCGAGAGTGCAAAATGTGTCGCACCAATTCGGGAGATTCTTCCCGTATGCGAAATCAGGATTTTAGAAAGGACTGCGGTTCGATGCAATGTGAATCAACTTCTGCAGCGCGTCGGAATACTTCGTCGCCTTTACGCCTTCCTCAGGTGAGCCACCCATTGAACTAGGTCCATGACTGAAGTTGTTCAGAGTCGTATTGATTTCTCCTTGCGCTCCGCCGGCACCAGGCGTGTGCCACAGAACGACGCTTCGGTTATTTCGCACCACTGTCTCAAACAGCAGTGCAATTAGGTCTCCCGGGTTTTCGATTGAAAAGCCATCGTTATCCGTCATCGTTAACTGTTCAATTGACGGTAGTTCGACACGGTAGCGGGTTTGCGCTACTCCTCGCACCACACCCAGCATTTTTGAAACGTCCGCTTGGCTTCCCGATTGCAGATTGTAGAACCGGAGCTCAGGGTCATTGAGTATCTCCGTGGCGTGATCTAAAACTTTTTTCATTTGTGGATCTCTTGATTGGATCCATACCAATACAGGCATTACGCCACCAACTCAATCCCTGCTTTAGTACAAATTGAGGCAATCATGACAACCAAGCAACCCGACTGGGAGGCGATCGAACGAGCCTACCGGGCTGGTTCGCTTTTCATCAAATCCTCAACCGGGTGTAACGGCATTTATGGCAACGATCATGAAGTAAACTCTGAATTTGCCCGTAGGGATTGCGATCATGAGTTGGCAAATTAGACAGGCTGTTCTAAGCGACTTCAAATGGTTGGTGCGTGTGGATCCTTTAGCGGAAAACGACCATGGTCGTCGGACGCAAATCGCTAGGGCAATAAGCAATAGCGAATGTTGGGTCGCTTGTGATTCGGACGATCCCGGTGTCCCAGTCGGCTACGGATGCTTGGATAAAAGTTTTTTCGGTGAGTGGTTTGTTCCGCTCGTAGTCGTCTCGAATGCACACAGACGATGCGGAATAGGTAGGAGGATCGTTGCTCACTTAGAGAATTGTTCCTCTGCCAAAAAGATCTTCACTTCAACCAACATGTCCAACACACCCATGCGGGAATTGCTCGCGCAGCTTGGATACCAATCTAGCGGCATAGTTGAGAATCTTGATCCTGGTGATCCGGAGCTAATTTTTATGAAGGTTCTTGAAGAGTAGAATTTCTCTGAATTCATCTTCACTGATAGCGGCTTACCATTGACGTTCAAATCTCGGAGGGGACACATGGACAGGCCGCACCCTCCGACGTCATTGCTTGAATTGACCGAGCTGTCCGACTTCGGCATCCGCTTGACTCCAGCCCCTGAGGTCTGGGAATGGCTTGAGCAAGAGATCCTTGCCGACACTGGCAGCATCCACAACGAAGACCATGCCCATCTGATCGATGCGGATGTGAGAGTCATGTGGGCTTCTGCTGCCTTCACGAAGAAAGGTCGGACGGTGGTAGGCCAGGCCGAACAGGTAGCGTTCCGCGCCGGCGGTTGGCAGAAGGCCCGGATGGAGCAGCAGATGCGTGATTGGTTCGGCGATGTGCCGGCCTACATCATCACCCTGGCTGCCGATTACTGCGCTCAGTGTAGTGACGCTGACTTTTGCGCGCTGGTCGAGCACGAGCTGTATCACATCGCCCAGGCGACGGGTAAGTACGGTCAACCAGCTTTCACCCAAGACGGTTTGCCCAAGCTTGAGATGCGCGGTCACGACGTTGAAGAGTTCATCGGTGTTGTGCGTCGGTATGGGGCGAGCCCTGAAGTGCAAGAGCTGGTGGACGCTGCAAACAATCCTGCCGAGGTAGGGAAATTGAACATATCGAGGGCCTGCGGAACCTGTCTGCTCAAGTCGGCCTGACTTTGACAGTACTTTGACGGATGCCCACTTATGGCCGCACTCAGAGACGAGGTGAAAGCCTTTGTCGTACAGGCTCTCGCCTGCTTTGACACGCCATCTCAAGTGGTGGCGTCCGTCAAAGAAAGATTCGGGCTCGAAGTTACCCGCCAACAGTGCGAGGCATACGACCCGACCAAGTACGTTGGACGCAACCTACACGTGAAGTGGCAGACGCTGTTCAACGACACCCGAACGAGGTTCCGCGAAGAGACGGCAGAGATCCCGATCGCCAACCGAGCGTATCGACTTCGCACTTTGGGACGCATGGCCGAGAAGGCTGAAAATATGAAGAACATGGCGCTGACTGCCCAGTTGTTGGAGCAGGCAGCCAAAGAAGTGGGCGACGTTTACGTGAATCGTCGCCTAGAACCTGAAAAACCTCTGGGCTCCCAAGCGGACCAGCAGCACGCCGTTGCTGAGTACACCTTGGAGCCTGATGAGAATGTCCCCGCTACCCCGTACCTTTGACCCGCCGGTGAAGCTGACGCCCAAGCAGGCGAACATTTACTGCTGGGGTTTCCAGCCTGAGGCGCGCTTCCGTGATGCAGTTTGTGGCCGGCGGTTCGGCAAGACGTTTCTGGGCAAGGCGGAGATGCGCCGAGCTGCTCGCCTGGCTGCGGAGTGGGGTGTAAGCGTCGAGGATGAGATCTGGTACGGCGCGCCGACCTTTAAACAGGCCAAGCGCGTGTTTTGGAGGCGCCTAAAGCAAGCCATTCCCGAGGCGTGGCGTGCACACCGCCCGAACGAGACTGAATGCTCGATCACGCTCAAGTCCGGCCACGTAATGCGCGTGGTGGGGCTCGACAACTACGACAACCTCCGAGGTTCCGGCCTGTTCTTCGTCTTGGTGGATGAATGGGCAGACTGCCCGTGGGAAGCCTGGGAAGAAGTCCTGCGGCCGATGCTCTCGACCTGCCAATACTCGATACCAGGCATTGGCATGCGAAAGGGGGGCCACGCGCTACGCATCGGCACCCCGAAGGGCTTCAACCATTGCTACGACACGTTCCTCGATGGTCGGCCAGGTCATGAGCCCGATCACAAGAGTTGGCTGTACACCTCGCTCGACGGCGGCAACGTTCCGGCCGAAGAGCTGGAGGCTGCCCGCCGCAAGATGGACCCTCGGACCTTCCGGCAAGAGTACGAGGCCAGCTTTGAGAACTACCAGGGCGTCGTCTACTACACGTTCAACCGTGAGGCGAACCGAACCAGCGAGACGATCAAGCGCGGGGAGGCGCTGCACATCGGCATGGACTTCAACGTCATGAAGATGGCCGCCGTAGTGCATGTCATCCGTGACGATCTGCCATTGGCCCTCAGCGAGTTCTCCGAGGTGCGCGACACCCCGGAGATGATCGAGAAGATCAAGCTTCGCTTCCCTGAGCACAGCATTGCTATATACCCGGACGCCAGCGGCCAGAACACAAGCAGCAAGAGCGCGAGCGAGTCTGATCTGTCATTGCTCAGGAAGGCCGGTTTCACCGTCGTGGTGGATTCGACCAACCCCGCGGTTAAAGACCGGGTGAACGCCATGTGCGCGATGTTTGCCAACACGTACGGCGAGCACCGATACCTGGTCAACGTCGACCAATGCCCGAAGTACACGCAGTGCTTGGAACGCCAGATCTACACGGACAAGGGCGAGCCCGACAAGAAGGCTGGCTATGACCACCTGGTGGATGCGCCCGGCTACTTCATCGCCAAGCGGTACCCGATCAAAACACGCACAGGCGGAACACGCCGAATTGGAGGCTTGGCCTGATGCCAGTGCAATCGACAAACCCCGACTACGACGCGCACATCGCCGAGTGGGAAATGATGGACGACGCGCTCGAGGGGGAGTGCGCCGTGAAGCGTAACGAGCGCAACCTGCCCAAGCCGAGTGGCATGGTCGAAGCTGAGAAGATCGACGCCACCGGCAACAAATACCTCTACGAGAACTACACGAACCGGGCTCAGTACGAACACTGGGTGCGTGACTCGCTGCGTTCGATGATGGGCCTAGTCTCGCGACTGATTCCAGAGATCGAGCTACCCGCCGGGCTGAAGGGACTGGAGGACAATGCCACAGCGGACGGCTTCGGCCTGAAGCAACTATTCTTCCGCATGGTTCGCCAAGCTATCTCGCACGGCCGAGTGCCGCTGGTGGTGAACATCGATGATCACGGCGAGCCGTATTTCTCGACGTATGCCTCGCGCAACGCCATCAACTGGGATACTGCTGATCAAGGCGGCCGGCAGGATTTAGTCCTTTCGGTGTTCCGCGAGTTT